CAAACTATCTAAAGAAGATCAAAACGAATTGAAACTATTGGCTCAAACAAAACTATTAGTTTTTGCTGAATTAAATCAAACTTATTCAAACGGACATAACGTTATTTTGTGTTTAGGTGCAATTAATGGAATGAGATTAAATGCAGGAACTAACGTTTCAGGAGCAGCTTTTGGAGATAGAAACGGTTACGAATGGACACTTGACGGAATGGAGGAAGAGCCTATGTCAACTGTTGCGGATTATAGTGCTTCTCCGTTTGATAATGTAGGCTTTACTTACGGAAGCATTATCACTTCATAACTTCTTACGCTTTTAGCGGTTTTCATAATTGATTAGAGGAGCATATTTAGCTCCTCTTTTCTTTTTAATACAATATTTTTAATTTTTTTCTATATAATATTATGATACATCTTGAATATAAAAACCCTCATAAGGGAGAGTTTGTTTATATAACAACTGAAGACAAAAGGATTGACAATTCAGTTCCTGTTAACAATCACCAAATAGAATATTTGTTCGAGATTACAAATGACATGGGTCAAACTTATACTTTAGAATTGCACAACCCTGACCCAACAACAACAGAAAGCAAAACACAATTTGTTTATGGTTTTAACCCTGAAACCTTTAACAGATATACTAAATTAACTTTGACTGCAAAAGCAGACATTGCATTGCAAGACAGAATTAGCTCAATTTTACAAGGTATTTTTGAAGGATTGCCTGTTGGATATTACAAATACAAAGTTTTTGAAGTGACTTCTCCTGTTTCTATACCAACTACAAGCGTTTTAACACACCCTTTAAAAACTGACGGACAACTTGGAACGTTAACAATTAGAAAAGGTAATTTTTCAACAGGTAACATTAGAGCAACAACAGAATTAATAGGAGACACATATTATAAAGACATAAAAGTTACGGATTTAGAGAACGGAACTTATTATTTGAATATGTCTGCATTAGACGGAACTGCAATAAATAATGTTTTTGCAAATCAAGGTATTTCTCAAGTACAAGCGCAAGCTGACGGATCTCGTTGGTTAGAGGTTATTGCAGTTAATACTATTGACACAGGAATAACTCTAACAATAAAAAGCAATGCTCCTGTCGGCTACTCATACGACTTTGAAGATAACATTAATCCTTCTAATTATTATCACGTAACCGAAATAACAAGTCAACCACAAACAAATGTTATAACTTTAGCTTATGCTACTTCAACTGCTTTTGAGTTAAATTTATATGATTCAAGCGGCGGAAACGCAGGAACAGGCTCAAAAGTTTGGGGAATTAATGGCTCACGTTTATTTTTAGTACCTAGCACACCTTTTAACTATGGCTCTGCATTCGCAACAGTTTGGAATCCTGAAAGCATTGACGCTTCGGGAACAGTATTAAGTAAAGGAAACTTTTTTTATAATTTCCGATATGGAGCAAGCTTAAATTCAGCAACACAAAACTTTTTTGTTGTAAAAGGCGAAATTGAGCAAGGAAAACTATATATTAAACAAGGAGACGAAAATATTAAAGAAGTTAAATATAAAAAACATGAATCGCCAACTACAAGCGATTATATATATTACGGACAATAAAAAAATTTAAAAAATGCCAATAGACAATAACAACGATTTATTAAGAGAACAATTAGGAAAAGGAACTGCTGAAATATTTACAACCGCAGCTCAAACAGGAAAAGACTATTATTGCGTTCATTTTCCCGTTACTTCCGTTATTAGTGCAATAACAGTTGACAACGCAACAGGAGACTCAGCTCTTGTTACTACTATGCCTGCGGGAACAACATTGTTTCTCCAAATTTCAGCAATAACTTTAACGTCAGGAATCGGAATAGGTTATGACGAAGGACCTTCAAGCTAATGGGACAGGCTCTAAAATTAGCAAATAGCTTAAGTAACAACAAAACAGGATATAACATTTTTTCTGTTGACCTTGACGGCGTTGACGCTTACATTGATTTAAACGAAAGTAAAAATTTAATAAACGGACAAGCAGGAACTTGCGTTGTTTGGTTTAAACTTGATAATGTTAATACAAGCGCAACAATTTGGCAAGCTCGAGTTGATTCTAATAATTATGTTAACGTTTTTTATCATAACGGAACAACTCAATTAAGGATTGCTTACAGATTAGGAGGATCAACAAAATTGGCTTCTCATACAGTTAACTTTGAAAATGACGGCAAATTTCATCATATAGTTGCAACTTGGACACCAACAAGAATACAACTATATATAGACGGTACACTACAAGCCTTTAACACTTTTAGCGGAACTTTTACAGGAACTTTTGCAAATTCTTTTATAGGACAAAACACACTTAACGGAAACTATTTCCATGGTAAAATTGCACAATTAGGACTATTTACGAGAGTATTACTTGACGGAGAAATTAATAACATTTATGACGCTGACAGAGAGCCTTTAGACTTAACAGGCATTAACGGTTTAGTTGCTTATTATAAACTCGACGAGGGAAGCGGTACTGTTGCTCTTGATAGCAGTCGGAATGATAATAACGGGACTTTAACTAATAACGCAATATATTCAACAGACGTTCCATATAAAGCAGGATAAATGAAATACACAATAATAAACACAGAAGAGTTATCAAACGTTGATTTTAACGCAGTTTTAGAGACTTCTAAGCATACTTTAAGATTTAATAATAGTAACACTCAGTTTGTCTTAAAATTTGACGGAGAAACGCCTTCTTTTTTGCAAGATAAAACTTTATATAATTATCAAGAAATTATGCAAATATTAAACAGTCCTGAATGGACGCAACCTACTGACTAATGAAAGATAATATTTTAAAAATAGATTTAGGAACACAAACCTCTCCTGTTATACAAGAAACAAGGGGTAAAGATTGGATTGAGTTTTCAGGCTCTGACGGTTGGAAAAACACCTATCCTCAGTTTATAATTGATTTATACAATAACAGCTCCACAAATGCGGCGATAATTAACGCAACTGCGGAAATGGTTAGCGGTCTTGATTTAGTTGTTGAAGACGAAGACACTAGAGACCTTGAGAGACTTGTAAAACTTAAAAAATTTATGGCAAACGCAAACTCTGACGAGACTTTGCATGAAGTTGTTAAAAAGCTTGCTTTTGATTTTAAGCTTCAAGGAGCTTTTGCAATAAATATTATTTGGACAAGAGACAGAAAAGAAATAAGCGAAATAAGGCATATAGGAGTAGAAAAAATAAGAGTTGAAAAGCCTGACGCAATGGGCAAAATACACGGATATTATATAAGCTCAGATTGGTCAAATACAAGAGTCAACAAGCCTTATAGAGTACCTGCATACAATCCTAATGACAGAACATCTCCTTCTCAAATATTATATTCAGGACTTTACTCTCCTGGAATGGAGTGTTATTATTCCTGTGACTATCAAGCAGCAAATAATTGGAGTCTTATTGACCAACAGATCAGCATCTTTCATCTAGCAAACATAAACAATTCATTTTCAGGGAGTTACGCGTTTAATTTCGCGAATGGAATCCCGTCACAGGAAGAGAGAATGACGTTAGAGAGAAACCTTTCAGACAAGTTTTCGTCTGCTCATAATGCAGGCAAAATGATTATTACTTTTAGCGAGGACAGAAACAGGACTCCTGAAATAGTTCCTTTAAATACTTCTAATTTACATGACCAATACTTGGCTTTACAGGAATTAATACAACAAAACGTCCTTACAGGTCATAGATGTACAAGTCCGACCCTTATGGGAATTCGAGCTTCAAGCGGTTTAGGCAATAACGCAGACGAAATAAACGCTGCTGCAAATTTCTACATTAATTCAGTCTGCAAACCAATGCAGGAACATTTAATAAAAATAATTAGAAAGTTATTAAGAGTTAACGAAATTGACCTTCCTTTGGCTTTTGTGCAATTAAAACCTTTAACCTTAGAATTTACTTCAGAAGACTTAAAAGAAATTATGACTGAGGAAGAGCTAAGAAGAGAAGCGGGACTACCTCCAATAAAAGAAGAGATTAACGAAACGTTTTCTAAGGTTGGAACAATGATAACAGACGGCATTGAGTTGCCTGTTTACGATACAATCGAAGAGGCTGAAGCAGAAGCAGAAAGATTAGGTTGCGGCAAAACTTATCATGAACACACTCAAAACGGAAATACTGTGTTTATGCCTTGCAAAGATCATGACCAAATTAAAGAGGTTACAAGCTTAAAAGACTGTAATTGCAAAGAGGACTTTATAACTCCTAACCCTTGTCAGCCAGGTTATGAGGCTATTGGAACGAAAAGAAAAAACGGTCGTATTGTTCCTAATTGCGTTCCTATTAATGCAAAGGCAGAAAATTTAAGCGAGCTGACTGAGCTTGATAAATGGATAGAAAAAACAGGAGAAGAGGTTGCAGAAAATTGGGAACTTATAAACGAGGAAATAGTTGACGGAGAGCATATTGACTTTGATTATGAAAAGACAATGAACGACTATGCAAACAAATTAAATTTGGCTGAGGCAGTCAAAGACACAAAAAACAAAAGAAGCTCTCAGGACGGCGTTAATAGGTCTTATAATGATTATTATAAGGTTAGATATGTTTACGCAACTGACAATTTTGTTCCAAATAAGTCAGGAAAGTCAAGAGAATTTTGTCAAAAAATGGTTGCTTCTAATAGATTATTTAGAAAGGAAGACTTAATTAAAAAGAAAGGCAATATTGGTGTTGATTCAGAAAAGGTTAATCCTGGTTTTGGAGGGAAAGGCAAATCATACTCAATTTTTTTATATAAAGGCGGACCTAATTGCAGACATTTTTTCCTCAGAAAACTGTTCAAGACTTCTTTAAGAAACGCTAAAAGTCCAATAAGTGACGATCAAATTATAAGTTATACTCAAGCAAGAAGCGAAGGCTTTACGGCAGAGAGAAACGACAGGTTAGTTGCTATTGCTCCTGCAAGAATGAAAAATAAAGGTTATAAAAATAAAAGATAAAATATGTCAGCACAAATTTTAATGATTTCTGAAAATAAGTTGAAAAATTCGACTGCAATAAATATGAACGTTTCAGTCGATTTGCTTTTGCCTTATATTCGTCAAAGTCAAAAACTCTATATTGAGCCTCGTTTAGGAACGGAATTATATGAAAAAATAAAAACAGATATTTCTAATAATACTTTAACAGGAGTTTATAAAGCACTTGTTGACGATTTTATTGCTGACGTTTTGGTCAATTATGCTTTTTATCATTGCGTGCCTTTTTTAAGATTTCGAGTTGAGAACGGGAATATATATAGCAAAAACTCTGAGACAGGAACTGCGTTATCTACTGAAGAGGCGCAACATTTAAGAGAAGAGATTCTTAACACGGCTCAATATTATGATAAACGTTTGGAACAACATTTGCACAATAACCAATCAAATTTCCCTGAATTGACACAAAATACAGGCGAAGAGATTTCTCCAAAAAGTCAGGTTTATTATAGCGGTATTAACGCAGAATTACCGCCACGTCAAGGAACTAAATTAACGCTGCAAGATTTTTTAACAACAGGATTTGACTGCTAATGAAAAAAAGAGGAAGCTATAAAATAAAAACTAAAAACTTAATTAAATTAAAGTCTTATTTGAAAAGGATTAAAATAAAAACAAATGAAAGAGGTACAAGACACGGCGCAAGTAACAATCGCTAACGGAACTGCGATTTCAATAAGTCTTGCTGAGGCTAATGAATATTTAACGCTTATTTCCCTTTGCTTAGCAATAGCGTTTTCGATTTATAAATTTATAAAATATGACCAAAAAAAATAAATTAAACAGTAACAATCCGCGTTATAAAAAAACAAAAACTGAAGTTGTCAAGTTAAAAAAAACTTTAGTTCAAGAAGTCAAAGGAGTAAAAATTTACACAATTAAATATTTAACATAATATATTTACAGTATATACCGTTTCTCTAGTGTTTTTACGAACTATTTTTTTTAATACTAATATACTACAAACACTTAAAAACCTTTTAAAACGCCTTAAAATGCCTAAAACAATAAATTTGAGATATTTTAAAATAGAAGAGTTTGACAGTCCTGACGAGCCTGGAAGCGGTAAAAAAATGGACAAAGAATTCTTAATAAAATTAGACTACGCTAGGCACAACGCAGGCATTCCATTTGTTTTATCGAGCGCATACAGAACGAGAGCAAGAAACACACTTTGCGGAGGACGTTGGGGAAGCTCGCATTTAAAAGGTCTTGCGGTTGATATACTTTTTAAAGGGAGCAGAGAATGTTTCTTAATAGTCAAATCATTAATGGACGTCGGAATTAACAGAATAGGAATTTCAAAAAAAGGAGGTTTTATACATTGCGA